CGGCGGCGCTGTCCGGCGCGGGTGCGCTGGCCGGCGCGGTGGGTGCCGGCCGGGCAACCACCGCCACGCTTGACGCTTCCGGCTCGCTTGCCGCTTCTGTCGGGATCTTGCGGCCTGGCGCGGCGGTGCTGGATGCCAGTGGGACGCAGACAGCCGCCGCGACGGCAACCCGCGACAACTCGGCCGCCCTCACCGCCGCCGGCACGCAGGCCGCCGCCGCCGATCGCAGCCGCGCCGCCACCTCCGCGCTTGCCGCCGCCGGCACGCTCACTGCCTCCGCGCAGGCCGCCGCAGCCGCCACGGGCACGCTCAGCAGCTCGGCCACGCTGGCGGCGGCTGGTGAGCGCGGCCGGGCCACTGCGGCGGCGCTGGAGGGCGCAGGCACGCTCGCCGCATCTGCCGCCGTAAGCCAGAACGCATCTGCCGCGCTGGCCTCGGCTGGCGCGCTGGCGGGTGCTGCGGATCGGTCGCGGGCGGCTGCGGCGCATCTGGACGCATCCGGGTCGCTTGCAGGCGCGGCTACCGCTTCCCGTGCTGGCGCGTCGGCGCTGAGCGCATCGGGAAGCCTCACGGCGACGGCCATCGCGGGCGACGTCGGCGCCATCCTCACCGCATCCGGCACGCTGGCCGCGTCTGCGGCGGCGGCGCGCACCGGCGCGGCTGGGCTGGACGCATCCGGCACGACCTCGGCCTCGGCCGGCCTCACCGCTGGCGGATCAGCCACGCTCAGCGCAACCGGCACGCTGGCAGGCGCAGCGGATCGCACTTTTACGGCCGGCGCCGCGCTGGCGGCCTCTGGCGCACTGGACGCCGCGGCGGATCGCTCGCGGGCGGTTGTGGCCGTCCTGGCAGCGTCCGGCGCGCTCACCGGCGCGGCGGGCCTGGACGCGGCGACATCGGCCACGCTGACCGGCTCCGGCACGCTTGCCGCCTCCGCCAACCGTGCCAAGGCCGCAGACGCCGCACTCACCGCCACCGGGACGCTCTCGGCCTCGGCGGAGCGCACATTCCTGGCGTCGGCCGCGCTGTCGGCCACCGGGACGCTCAGCGCCGCAGCCACGGCAGACACGGCTGGCGCGGCTGCTCTGGCCACGTCTGGCGCCTTTGCCGCTGCCGCCACCACCGACGCAGCCGGCGCCACGACGCTCGCCGCCGCCGGCACGCTGACGGCCGCCGCCGGCAAAATCTACGAGGTCGGTGCGACACTCGCCGCCGCCGGGACGCTATCCGCCGCCGTGGCGCGCGCCGCCGGCGCCGCCGCGTCTCTGGCGGCCTCTGGCGCGCTCACAGCAGGCGCAGGCCGGCGGGCCAGCGTGTCGGCGGTGCTGGCCGGCGCGGGTGCCATCGTCTGCACGGCGACGCGCCGCAGTGGCGTGGTTGTCACGTCCGCCACGGTGTCGCGGCCTCTGTCGGCGGCGGCGGCTCTTTCTCGGCCGATCTCGGCCGCCGTAGCGTTGGAGGGCAGGCCCGTATGAGCACCACCTATTTCTGGCCCGGCGAGACGGTGCGCGTGCGCGTCACCTTTGCCGGCGAGGACGGCCAGCCAACGGCCGTAACCGGCGTGGCCATGTCCTACCGCGCGCCTGGCGCCACCACACCGACAAGCATCGCGGCCGGCTCGATCGTCGCGGACGGCACCGGCGTATTCTACACAGATCTACCGCTGCCCACGTCCGGCGACTGGGCGGTGCGCGCCACCTGCGCCACGCCCACGGCCAGCGCCGTTGAGATCGGGTTCAGCGTGCTGCCGTCGGCGGTGCTGGCATGAGCGCGGAACCGGAAGCGATCTGCCTATCGCCGGAGCAGCTGCGAAAACTCCTGGAGGATGCAGGCGAACAGGGGGCCAAGCGCACTTTGGCCCGGCTCGGATTGGAAGACGAAAAAGCCGTGCAGGATTTGCGTGAGGTGCGCGACGTCCTATCCGCATGGCGCAGCGCCCGCCGCATTGCGCTGGAAACAATCGTTCGCACACTGACAATCGGCTTTTTGGCGGTGCTCGCTGCGGGGTTCGCATTCAATTGGTTTGGCGACGGCAAACGCCACTGACAGGAGAGACACATGCAGGATGTAGCAATCGGGCTGGTGCGGCACGCGCTGCAGCTCATCGGCGGCGTGCTGATCGCGCGCGGCGTGGTGGATGGGCCGGGCTGGGATCTGGTGGCCGGTGCGGCGACTTCGGCGGCGACGGCTGGGTGGTATCTGTGGGGGCGGCGCAATGCTGACAGCCCGTGACATGCAGCGCCTGGCCGGCGTGCATCCCGATCTCGTGCGCGTGATCTCCCGCGCGCGAGCGTCGGCGGATTTCATCGTCACCGAGGGCCGGCGCACCGAGGCCCGGCAGCGCCAGCTTGTCGCGGCCGGGGCTTCGCAGACGATGCACAGCCGCCACCTGACGGGTCATGCGGTGGACGTGGCGGCGCTGGTGGATGGCGTCGTGCGGTGGGACTGGCCGCTCTATGACCGCCTGGCGCTGGCGGTGAAGCGCGCGGCGGTGGAGGAAGAGGTGGCCATCGTCTGGGGTGGCGACTGGCCGAAATTTCGCGACGGGCCGCATTTTGAGCTGGATCGGCGGCGGTATCCTTAGCTCAACGGCCTGTTGTGATGGTGCCGAGCTTCTTCCCGGGTCATGCTTCGTCGCCTAGCGCGCGGATGGCGGCGGCCTTGACGGCACCGCACGGGTCGCGTGGGCAGGCGCGCCAGCGGTCGGCTTTCGTCTCTGCGGACAGGACGGCATCGCGGTTGAGGCAACCGCAATCGACTTCCCGCGCACATCGCTCCCGCTCGGCTGCGGCGATCCTCGGGGCGACGGCGGCGAGGGCCTTGCGAAGATCGCTCGTGGTCATGGGCTTCCCTGGCACAAGCACGCGATCTGCGGCTTCCATCCACGCATCCGGCACCATTTCCCCGGTGTCGGGAATATGGTCGCTCATCGCCCGGCCTCCCGGTATGCCGCGAGGGCCTGCTGTGCGGCTGGCAACGCCTGCTCCACTTCGCAGTGGTCGCCCGGCAACTCGCACGCCATTACCAACCCCTCCAACGCCTCCACCAGCGCGGCGACGGTGGCGTGGTCGGTGACGGGGGCGAGGTAGCGCCAGCCCCATTCCCGCACGGCATAACGCGGCGTGCCGGAATAGACGTGATGCGTGCTTGTCCATAGCGGCTCTACGTCAGGGCGTTTGGCAGCGTGCCATCGAGCAAGGTGCGGATCGCCTACAGGGGCTTGCACCCAATGCCACCCATCCCGATCCCGCCACTCCGGCGGCGGCTCGCAGCGGCCTTCATTCGTAGTCATTCGGTGTCGTCTCCTTACAGTGTCTAGCCCGTTACTAAGCGGCGCCTACCCTGCAAGGCGTTGATTCTTTAGGTGTGCAATAACCTCATGACGTATATTGCGCGCATGTGAATCAACACCTTACGGGGTAAATTTCGACCGTTGCGTTTTACGATTCACGGCCTGTTCGCCCAGCCGCTCGCGGTCAACGCTTTCGGTGTAGTGCTGCACCATGCCAAGCGTTCGATGCCCGGTCACGGCGGCAATCTCATGCGTGGTGGCGCCATGGGCTGCCAGGTCGGCGGCGACGTATTTCCGAACCCCATGGATGCCCATGCCAGCCATCCCGATCTTGGCCAGCGCGCGGCGTAACTGCTCCGTCAACCGGCTGGCCTTCCACGGCTGCCCGCGCCCGTTGTCTAAAATGGTCAGGGTGGTGGCTTCCCGGCGCCATGCGTCAAGTTCCGCGCGCAGGCCCGGCGAGACGGTCAACACCATCGGCTGCCCGGTTTTCTGCTGGGTGAAGCGCAACTTATGGCCGTCGTAGGCATCCCACCGCAGCGCGCACAGATCGCCCCGGCGCTGGCCTGTATGGGCTGCCAGCACCACGGCGCGGCGCAGGGGTTCGCGCAGCTTCGCGAGCGCGGCGGTAACGTGTTCCTCGCGCCATGCCGGAAACGCGCCACGCGGCAGGGCCTTGATGCGAACCACTGGGGTTGCGTCGATCCATTCCCGATCCACCGCCCACGAGAACAAGGCCGAGGCAGCGCGAATGAAGCCCGTTGCGGCCCCGTTACCCCTCGCCTGCGCCACGGCATCGCGCACGGCCAACACGTCCCGGCGGGTGATATCGGCTACGGGCGTGGTGGGGTCGGCTTCAAGCACCTTGAGATACACCGTGTAGTTGGCCTGCGTGGCGGGCGCGAGGCGGTCCCACTCCGGGCTGGCCTTGTATGCCAGGATCAACGCCCCGACTGTCTCAGCGCCGAAGCGGGGCTTGCGTGGCCTTCGTGCCTTGTAGCGTGAGGGCATTGATGGCTCCTGTCAGCGGTCGGCGTGACGGTGCGGCGGGGGTCATGGCGGCGTCAAGCGCGGCGCGGTCCCAGCGCAGCAGACGCGGGCCTAGGGCGGCGGACGGTTTCGGCAGCGTCCCGGCCTTCACGCGACGGCGAAACGTGTCGGGCGCCAGGCCGATGTATTCAGCCGCCGCGTGCATGTCGAGCCAGCGAGGGGCGGTCATCACTCCACCTCCACGGCAGCCGCCCGGACTGCGGCGAGGGCGGCGTTGTGGCCTTCGACGTGACGCATCGCTTCCTCCCATTCCGGCGTTGTCATGGGCCGGCTAGGCGGTTGCATCTCCCCCGGCATCTTCCCCACCACCAGGCCCCCGGCCTCGGTCACGGCGCGGATGGCGGCGCGGGCGAGATCGTGCGCAATGCCAACAGGGCACCCCGCGTCCATCATCCCCCGCGCCATTGCCTCCACCACGTCATCGTTGCTCATGGCGTGGCCTCCCCGGCGGGCGGAACATGCTCGCGCCAGTGCGTCACCTCTCGGATTTCACAGACGCAGAACCCGGCGTCAGGGTGCCATCGTGCTAGGCAGACCACGGGAGGCAGATTGTGGACTTCGGGCGTCCACCGTTTAGGGTCGGGCGAAGGGGCATAGACCTCTACCAGTCGATCCCTCGGCGCCGTCTCAATCGGCTGCCACCCCTGCACCACCGCGTAGCCGGCGGCGGTGAGGGCGTCGAGGGCAATAAAGGCGTCGTCCACCCGCTCGTATGCTTCGCATTCCTCGTCCGTCCGTAGCTCGATGTTCAGCACGGAGTGGCGCCATTCCCGCGCCGCCGCTGCCACCGCCTCCAGTTTCTCCATCCGCGTCATTCCCCGCGCTCCCGATCCAGCGGCAGCCTGACGGTGCCGAGGCGGGTCCACCGGCTGCCCCTGTCGTCCATTTCGCTGCCGGGTTTGCAGAGATACGTTTCGCCATCCTCGTATTCCCACACCGCCAGCGTCACCGTCTCCCCCTGCGGCTGCGGCTCGGCGGGGAGGGCGTCAAGGGCGGCGAGGGTTTGCGTGTGGCCTAATGCTCGATTGAGCAACAATCGCGCTGTCTTAAGCCTCGCCAAAGTCGAAGGGCTCATGTCCGCAAGGACGACGCGAACCCCTTCCAATGCAGCATCGGCCGCACGGATAGCATCCACCACCGCCTGCATCTTCTGTTCCCGCGTCATCCCACCCACTCCTTAATCCCCATCGCCACCAGCCCCACCACCGCCCGCCATCCCACGCAGCCGGCGAACACCAGCCCCAGACACCACCACCGCGCGGGCGGGGCGTCGTCGTCATCCGGCAGCGTCGGGGCGTCGTGCCGGGCGGCTTCCTCGCGGCTCATGCCGCGGCTTCCTTCGTCCGCGCGTCAGCCGCCAGAAATGCAGCCTCTACGTCGTTCGACAGCTCCGGCCGCTTGTCCTTGAGCCATGCGCGCTGTTTCTGCACCGTCGCGTCGTCTACCAGCGCGAACAGGGACGCAGCGTCAGCCACCGCGTCGACGCGGGCCACCAGATCGGCGGCGGCTTTGGCGGCTTTGTCGTCGGGCGGCTTTGCCACCGTCAACGGCTCCACACGGAACGGTTTGCGGGCCTTCTTCGTCGCCGTCAGCGCCAGCACCATCGGCCCGTCCATGTGGCTCATATGGCTGATGCGAATGCCGCCGACAGCCATACCGCCCCATGTCACTTCGGGATCGCGGAACAGCGTCATGGATCGGCCGGCATAGGCAGACGGGTCAGGCCCCCACACCGCCACGAGCACACGGCGCATAGACTTCCCCGGCCTGAACGGCTTGCCGCCGTCGCCTTCAAAAAACACATCCACCGGCTGCTCGGCGCCGGGATTTACCGTCACGCGGGTGACGGTGATGGTGCGCGGCCCGGCGATCAGATCGTCCGCATTCATCTGGTCAGATTTTGGCGCAATCGTCGCCGTCATGTCGCTCATAAGCCGATCATCTCCTGTTCAATCCGCCGCTCCGTCGCCACCAGCCGCGCGCCTTCCGCCGACAGCGCCGCGCGATAGGCTTCCAGCCGATCGGCCAACGCCTCCTCAAACACCGACGCGGCTTCTACGATGGCGGCCTGCACCGTCTCGTCAGGCCACACGCGGATGACAGCCATCGGCATCCCGGCGCAGTAGCTGACGTAATCCAGCCATTGCCGGCCGCTGACGAGCAGGCCCGTCTGGCATTGCAGGACGTGCTCGGACGGGACGGCGCCGGTGATGAGCGTCTCCGTCTGGTATTTCTGGCGGCGCGACTTGCACTCAATCAGGCCGTCATCGCCCACCAGTCCGTCCGGCGAATAGCCGATGGTGAAGCCCCAGCAGTCCCGCGTGATGAAACCGAGTTCCGTCACCGGCGCGAAGTGGCGGCTGTAGAGCCCGCGGGCCTCGATCTCGTCGGTTTGGCCGCGGAGCATGTCGTCGCTGACGTAGCGCGGTTCGACGTGCCCGGTGATGCGCTGGGCCAGCAGCTCATACAAGTGCGCGCTGCTGGTGTCGTTGCGCGCCGGCTTGAGCGTGGTGGGCGACATGATGAGGCGGATTTCGGAGGCTGTCAGGCGGCCGGCCCTGACGGCTAGCCACGCATCAGAACCCTGCACGATTTCCGGGTGGTGTTGGATCACGCGCCTACCGCCTCCACCACCGCACCGGCCGCTGCGGCTGGCGGCGCTGCTGCGCGTCCTCCAGATCGTCAGCAATCGCCGCCGCGGCCCACACGACAGCCCGCAGCGCCACCAGCTCACGCGAGGCGAGGCGCGAGAACCGACCGTCGTCCAGCATGGCATCGAGCGTCTGCGCCAGCCGGCGCGCGCGATCCTGCGGCGTGCCGCTGGTGTCCATTACCGAGGCCAGCGCCGAGCGCGTGGCTTCGCCGTCGAGGTGGGAGATCATGTTCATAGAAACATCGCTCCAATCGCGATGAGGGTTGAGACAGCGCAGGCAAGCGTCAGGGCGATCCCGACAGTCGTGAACTCGCCCCGGCGCGCGGCGAGAAGCGTCTCGTGGCCGCAGATGAACGTGGACAGCGCGCAAACAACCGCCGGGAGGAGGAGGAGTCAGTCCATCACTGGACGCTCCGCTGCGGCGCCAGTAGGCCGATGGGCAGCACGAGCGGCAAGTGTTGCTGGCGGGCCTCGCGGGCGGCGGCGAGCAACGCAACGGCAATGGCTTCGATGCGCTCTGCTGGCCACAGCATCGAGGAGGTTTGGAACCCGGCGCAATCCTCGATCTCTTCGGTGATGAGGATGTCGCCGCCGTCGGTGACTTCCACGTCAAGGGTGTGGATCAGCTCGATGTCGGGCTCGGACTGGAGGATGACGAGCGTCACAGCGCGGCCTCCCCGATCAGCCCACGCACGCGCGCCACGCGCTCAATGTGGTCGAGAATGCTGGCGGTTTCGTCGCGCCTTGCAGCATTTTCGCGCTTGCTGTTGTGGTCGCGGTATTCCGTCACCGTCATGTTGCGGCAGCCGGCCCGGATCATCAGCGCGCCGCCGTTAATCCAACCGACAAAGCGATAGCCGTCCCGGCGCTGACCTCCGTCGATAATGTGCGGAGAAGCTAAATTGGCGCCGGCCAGATCGGCGCCGGCCAGATAGGCGCCGGCCAGATTGGCGTCGGCCAGATTGGCGCCGGCCAGATCGGCGCCGGCCAGATAGGCGCCGGCCAGATTGGCGTCGGCCAG